GCTTGTGCGGGCGGTTACCTGGGCCTCGGTTCCGGTCAGCAGTGTGGAAACATTAGATAATTGAGATTCATAATCTGCCGCCGCTTTTACGGCAGCAACTCCCAATGTTCCGGTTGCGGTGGCGGCGGCCAGCGCGGCACCTGCAACCACTTTTCCGGCCTTTTTTGCTGTCGTTCCCAGGCTGGACAGGTTTTTGTCTGCCACGGCGCAGGCCGTTTTCAAAGAACTGTCTGCCTTTCCGCCAATTTTTAACATCAGTTCATAGGTTTTACTTTTTGCCATGCTTTGCCACCTCCTCCGCGTAGTCGTTGACCGAATCGGCTATGTCGTTCAGTTCATCCACAGGCAGGGCCAGAAGATAATCTAGCCCCGTCCGCAGATAGATGGACAGGCCAACACTGGCCTTTTTAATAACGGCGGGTGTTAGTTGGCCCCATCCCCGCCATAGAGAAAACCCACGACGGTGGTTTTCAGCGCCATGGCCTCCCTTGCCGGCAGGTTTTTGAAGAACTCCAGCGGCAGCCCGGTGATCCGGTTGGCCAGCAGCTGGGCATAATCCATGGTCATTTCCATGGTTGCCGGGTTCGTTCCCTTGGTCCTTTTCTCCATAATCCGGCCTACGGCCTCCAGGTCCTTGGCCGTGGCGTCCTCCATGCCGGACAGATCTACCTCGGTGTATTCCTTACCCTCGAACACATAGGGCTTTCTGAATTTCAGCACCAGGGAAATTTCCTGATCCTCCTGGTCGTCTGCGTCGGTTCCCTCGGTGGCGTTGGCTGCCGTGGCCTCCATATCCTCCGCCGCGTCCATGATTTCCTCTTTTTTCTTGGTGGCCATATCAGCACATCTCCTTTACGGCGGCCAGAACGTCCACGCCGTTGATTTTGAAAACCTCGTTGAGTTTGTCCAGTTCAAGGACCGGGTTGCCGTCCAGTTCGATCAGGATATACAGCACGGTCAGCGTCACGGTGGTGTCCATGGGGTTGCCCGCCTTGACCTTTCCGGTGGAAAGTTTTGCAGAACGCCCCCGGACCACCACGCGGATCTGGCGAAATTCAATGTCTCCCGCGCTGTTGGTGGTCTGCTGTGCGCCCCGGATCTCCAGCTGTACGGCCTTGGTCATGTCCATCATGTCCACGGCCTCCGGGTCCAGGACACGGAACGGGATTTCAATTTCCTGGTTGGTGAAATAGCCCACGGTGGGATCGTCAATCTCTCCCAGGATGCCGGCACCGGTGACGGTTTCGCTGGATGCCTCGAAGTCTGGCAGGGTCATTTCGTCGCCCATGCCCAGCAGGCGGTTGCCCGCGTTGTACACGTTGTACTTGTTGATTTTGGTGGGGATTGTGTTCATGGTTTATTCGCCTCCCATAGCCGCCTGGAGGGCGGCCACGTCGTATTCGCGGATATTTTCGATAAACTCCGCAGGGATGTAGGGCGCCAGGTAGGTGTGGACGGTCAAATGGCCGGCCAGCAAATTGGTCACGGGGTTTTCGTCGCTCTTGAACTCCACGCGGTAGCCGGCGCAATAGTCACGGGCCACATAGCCGTTGCCCACAATGTTCTGGCTGTCAACGATGGACTGGATCAGCCGCTTGTTTCCCGGCTTGTCCACCTTTTGGAAATAGGTGCGAATGAAATTATTTCCGTCCCAGTCGAAGAACCGGCGCACCGCCAGCCAGCGATCTTTCGGATCCGTGGTGGAGGGATAGGCCGCCGTGTTGTTGCCCCACAGCTTGAACCCGTTGGCGTTGATGGCGGAAATAATACCGTTGGCATTCAGCGCGTCGTTGACCTGCTGCTGATCCAGCACCACCGGCGTACCGTCTTTCAGCACCGTGGCCGTGATTTTCAGATCCTTGTTGGACGGGCTTTCATAAGGCACGTCTGCATTGCTGGCGTCGTTGTAGGCGGTCAGCGCGGCAGCCAGGGCGGACATGTAATATTTCTTGTCTCCCACGGCCACCATGGGCCAGAACACCGCCGCATGGGGAGAACTGGCGCCCATGGTTTCCTTGGCGCTCTTGGCGTTGGTATAGACCGTGGCGCCGGTGCTGTCCGCTGCAATGTCCAGGTATGTGTCCGCGTCAAAAGAACCGTTGATTGCCTCTGTTTTGGCCTGGAGGGCAGCCGCCACCACGGCGTCCTGGCTCCAGCCGGGGGCCAGCAGGATTCCGGGCACCATTCCCAGCTTGGGGTAAATCTGGCGGACCAGTTCCAGGCCCGTTTCCTGCCCGGTGGTTGCATTTACGCCGCCCACAATGTCCTCACGGGTTACCCCGGCGGGGTTGATGCTGGTGCTTGCCACGTTCAGCGTGGCGGCCTCTTTGGCCGCGCTGGAGATCAGGGTGATCACCACGTTGCCGCTGTCGTCATGTGCGGCTGCGTAGTCGCTGCCGGCCACCAGGGTGGCGGTTCCGTTCTTGACCACCAGGGTGTTGAGCATGACATAAGCCTTGCTATAAAGAATTTCTCCCCCGGTGACCGTGCAATCCTCCGCCGCGTTCACAGTGATGTGGGCGGCCTTGGTGGGATCCAGCACATTGATCAGGATAATGGGGGCTACGTTGAACACCCGGAAACTGGCGTCCACGGACTGGCAAAGGGTGAATTTCTCGAAATCGTCAGAATAGCCCACCGCCTGCTGGCACTCCTTGAAGCTGTAACACAGCTTGATGGTGTTGGCTGCCGTGGTGGGGTCGCTGGCCAGGTGAATGGGCGCCACTCCGAAAATGACCTGCAACCCGGCGGACCCCTGCACCGGGGTGGTCAGGCTGGTGTCCTGTTCGGAGTTATACACGCCATGTTTGTATGCCATAGTAATTTACCTCCCGTTAATGATTTGCCTGTACCAGACGATACAGGCGGAAAATTTGGCCGGATCCGCCGCGCAGCATTTTCATGGCCTCCGGCAACTGCTCCAGAGGGATCACCAGGCCCTCCATGGCCGGGGTTCCCCGGATAGCCTCCGCCAGTGCGGTGGGGATCCCCTCGCGGTAGAAAGTGAACTGGTTGGCCACGCCTGGAATGGACGGGCCGACATAGACCACCGTGGCGGTCTGCTCTGCTTTTTTTGCTTTTGCCATTATGTTTCTGGCACCTCCTTGCAAACCGTTGGCGCCTCGAAGTTCAGCGACATGGCGGCGAAATAATAGGGGTGGGTGTCGTCGTCCGGTGTTACCCACTTGATCGGATACTGGAGGCAGTAGCGCCTCCCTACAATGCCGTTACTGGCATAGTGGTGGTAAATCTCATTGACGATGTGCAGGGCGTCCCGGTAACCCTGCCGGTTGGGGTCCCTATCATGGACGCATACCACCAGCACGATCTCCACCACATGGGGGCTGTTTTCGTCCTGGATATTCCCGCCCATTGTGCGGACGATCACATAAGGTTCCGGCGGGGCCTCGGTGTCCTGTGCTTCATCATCCCCTTGCCGGATCGGCGTGTCGTGGGTGTAGATATTCACCGCCCGCTCGACGCCCAGGGAATTGGTCAGGCGGTAGCTGCTGAAAAGGGTTTTCAGGTCTGCCTCCACCGCGTCCTGTAAAAATTCCTGTGTCATGGTTCCTCCTATTTGGCGGCCAGCACTTTGTCAATACGCTTTTGTATCTCCGCGTGGAGGGTGTCATAGGTCAGCTGTTCAGCCTGGGCCATAACTTCCTCATTTCCCAGCATGTGGGGCACGGCGGGGGAAAGCAGCTTTTTGACCTTGGTCATGTCTGCCTGTTCTCCGTAGCGGCTGGCGCGGGTTTCCCGCCCGCTGCTGTACTCTCCCGGTGGGTGACGCTGCACAATGGCCGTGTGGCCGCTTGCGAAAGTAGCCACAAAAGCCTTTAATTTCCCGGCCTGTAACAGCTTCATACCGCCGCTTTGCAGCACCTGGGCTGCCGCCGCTCCTGTTTCGCTGTTCGGCCTTGTCATAAAGGCCATAATGTCCTGCATGGGGCCTCTGGAACGGATCGTTGCGGTCATATCCGCCGCGCTGGCGGTATAGACTTTCGGGGCACCCTGGTCCTCTTTTTTCAGGATGCTTTTGTCTTTGAGCGCATACTGTCCGGCGGCGTCCTTTACAATCTGCTTGCGGACTTTGCGGGCCGTGGCGTTCAGGGCGTTTTTCAGAATGTTGGGCGCGGCAATTTGGTCCGGCAGTTTGTTCAGCTTGGCAATGATGGCCGCGATCTCCCCGTCGGTGTCAATCTCAATCATGCCTCTTTCGGCGCTCACGATCTCACCGCCTCCAGCGCAATGGCCAGGATCCCGGCCTCCTCGGTGGTGCCGGGGGCCACGCGGTACTCCCGCCCGTCCAGGTTGATGGTTGCGCCCAGGGCGGGGCGCGGGCCAAACTCCGCTTTTGCAACATAGATCATGCGGGTGGCCTTATACGTCCCGTTCTGATTTACCCCCAGCAGCTTGAATTTGTCGCGGTCCTGCAATTCGTTTTCATCCACCAGGACGGCCATTTCCACGCTATTGACCTTGTGGGTGTCCGCAAATTCCAGGCGGTTCATAAACACATTGGAAACGTCCGCCGCGATACAGTCCTTAAAGCTGGGGGCGCCCATTACTGGGCACCCCCGTTTTCATTAGCAGGGGCCTGTACCTCCGCTGCGTTTCCCGCAGCGGCAGCAGGGGCCTGGACTTCCTCCGCCGCGATCAGGGCGGCGATCTGTGCCTTGGTCATGTTCTTGGTTGTTTTCACGCCCATGTCTGCGGCCAGCTTTTCCAGGTCGTCCTTTTTCATTTCCTCCAGCTGCGCGGCGTCCAGGTGGCCGGTCACCATTTCCGGCTCTCCGGCTCCCTGGCTGCCCTCCTGGGCGGGTTTCTCGCCGTCGGTGGGTTCCTGCCCCTCTTTGGCATTCTGGCCGTCCTGGGCGGGTTCAGCTGGGCTTACCAGGTTTTTGATCTGCTCCGCCAGGTTTTCCGCGCCCACAAATGCGCCGGTATCGTCGGTGATGGCCACGCCCATGGCGCGGAGGGCGTCAGCGGCCTGCACGTCGGCAGGGGTGGGGGCAGCCTTTGCCGCCTCCCGCTCCGTCGCCTCGGTGTCGGACCACTTGACGCTGCCGGCGCCCAGCCATG